ACTCTCGTCTTCCTCTCCCGTCGTTGGCGCACACGCTGCGGCAATCGAGGTGAGTTACGCAAGATCTGAGGCGATCGGTATATCTTTCTCCAGAGCAACTGCGATCGAGGTGGCTTATCCTCGCGCCGAAGCAATTGGGATAGCGGGAGCATAAGCAATGGATCGATCAAATGACGACTGGCGCGACCTCGGAAAGATCGTCGAAGGGACGTCACCGACAGTGATGGCTCGTTGTGCCACCGCTGACGGGACATTGATTCAGCAGGCTTCACTCACGAACGTGAAGCTGAAGATCTACGACATTAGCTCGGGGCAATCAACTGCAACGCTCGTCGGAAGCGAAGTCACTCTCACACTGGATGACGTTTGGTTCGACACAGTGCAGACTGACGGCGGCTGGACTTGGGGCTACGGTGGCTACAACTTCGCATACGTGATTCCTGCCGCTTCATTGGCAGGTGGTGGGGCTGGAGTGAAGAAGTCTTATCAGATCGAGATTCGAGGAACACTGTCGGGCAATATAGGGTTCTGGGTGGTTAAAGCCAGAATCGCTGTGACCGACGCGTTGGGTATTACGTGATGGCTACACCTAAGAAATCAAAAACACGAACCGAGGCGACTGCTGAGAAGTTGTGTTTTGTACGTAACCTGGTGAATCAGAGGACTCCTCGAGGGCAGATCAAGAAGCGATTTGCGGAAGAGTTTAAGTGTTCTCCGCGTTCAGCAGAGCCGTTTATCACGAAGGCTATCGCAGACATCCGCGCAGAGATGGGAAAGTCGCTCGACGAACACAAGGGTGACTCGTACGCATTCTGGGACGCTATTGTTTCTGACACGACACGAACAGACGTCGTCAGGATGCGAGCTCAAGAAAACCTCGATCGGCTCACGGGAGTTGCTGCTCCGATCAAGGTCGCTCCGACAGACTCCGCAGGTAAAGACCTGCCACCGCAAGCCATCCGCAAGCGTACACTCAAGGAACTCAACGCAGATCTAGACAAGTTGCTTGAAGAGACCACAGGGGCTGAGTGATGCGGTACATCTCGTCTATGCCTGACTACGAGGCCGCGAGATGGCGCAGTGCAGTTGAGTCAGCGCGAGCCGCGAAGGACAAGAAGCGACTGCAAGAGCTGCTTTTCATCGGCGAACAATATCGGTTGCCTCATCTAACCGACTGGTGTATGGAGTTTCTTCCGCACTACTTCAAACTTCCGCCGTCGAAGATGCACGACGCAATCACGGACTCTCTACACCAGTTCGTAAAGCCTCGAGACACAGGACTGAAAGAGGCGGTAATTGCTCCACGATCCGGCGCAAAAACTACATGGTGTTCGAAGTCGTTCCCGCTCTACTGCATCTGCCACAACCTCGAAAAGTACATGCTCCTTGTAGGTGACACGACGGGCCAGGCACAGCAGAACCTGGAGTCAATCAAGTCCGAACTGGAAACCAACACAAAGCTGGCGGCAGCGTATCCGCACGCTTGCGGGATTGGATCGGTGTGGAATGTTGATCAGATCGTTACTCGAAACGAAATCAAGGTGCAGGCACTCGGGGCAGGCATGAAGTTTCGCGGTCGTTCGTTTCACGAGCATCGCCCAGGGCTGATTGTGACCGACGATCTTGATAATGACGATCTCGTGTTGAGTGAAGAACAACGCGAGAAAATGTGGAAGTGGTTTGCCCGTGTGCTAATTCCGATGGGGTCTGAATCGACGCACTTTCTTTTCGTCCAGACCGCACTACATGAGGACGACACGATCCATCGAGTGAGAAAAACCGGCGAGTGGGAGTGGCGACGATTCCAAGCGTTAATCAAAGAGCCGGTTAACGACGAACTGTGGAACAAGTGGAAAACTCTGTTTCTCGACATGGAGAAGCCGAAAGCGGAACGACAAGCGGCCGCGTTGGACTTCTACAATCGGAATAAAGATGAGATGGATCGCGGCGCGCAACTACTATGGCCAGAGAAGGAGTCGCTATATGCGTTAATGTCTTACCGGACAGCCTACGGAGAATCGGCCTTCCAGTCTGAGAAGCAAGGGTTCCCGATGTCGGATCAGGCTACTGAGTGGCCGCCGGAAGTGTTTCGAGACACGTCTGAACACAGGCTGTCGTTCAGTCAGTGGCCAGATACACGGTTGCGGGTCATCAGTTTGGATCCTTCGAAGGGCAAGACTGACAGCAGCGACTTTTCAGCGTTCATCCTGTTGGGACTCGGGACTGACGGTCTGCTGTACGTTGACGCTGACGTGAAACGGCGAGACACGACACGGATCGTTGAGGATGGCTTCGTGCTGGCTGAACGATTCAAGCCGGATATGTTTATCGTAGAGACGAATCAATATCAGGAACTGCTTGCGACGGAGTTCAATCGCGTTGCGGCGGAACGTGGTGTCGTACTTCCGTTGAGCGGATTCAACAACACACTGAAGAAACAAGTGAGAATCCGGCGTATCGGTCCCTACCTGCAAATGCACAAGCTACGGTTTCGCAGCGAGTCGTCCGGTGTTGATGAGTTGCTGAAGCAGTTGCGACAGTTCCCGCAAGGTAAGCATGACGACGCGCCGGATGCACTCGACATGGCCATCGAGGGGCTGAAGCACTTGTTGAGCAACACTGACGAGACTGTTTCCGAAGAAGAGATTTGGAACGCGTGACACGGTCGATTTGAAGTGATTTTGTGCTGTCACTCGGTGTGTAGTTTTAAGGTAAAAAATTATGAGTTCGAGTAGTTTTGGACAGCCGGTCGATTTGTTCGAGCTCGAGCAGCACCGCCTCAGCAGTCTCGCCAATTCGATGGTGATGGCCATTTCTGAAGGCTTCGGGGACTACGTCGACACCCGGGAATGGCAACAGGATGAACCGTCTTTCGGGTTTGGTCGCGTTGGCTCGCCGATCCTCTACACCTCATTGAACGACCGTGACGACGGGAAATATCTACCCGTCTTTCAAACTCAGATGGATCTGGCTGCGATTCGGGCAGAGGCTCGTAACGTGACGGCGATGTCCGGTGGCATCATGGGGGCACTCGGAACGCTCAGTAATTACACGCTTGGCAGCGGGATCACCTTTCGAGCTCAGCGTGCGTCAACGTGCCCTGACACGGTGTCACCCGAGACTGTCAACGCCCTGTGTGAAGAAGCTCAGAGGGTGATCGACCGATTCCTGCGGGAGAATAAATTTCAGAGCGATATGGACCGCGAAATTGACACCCGCGCCCGCGAAGATGGCGAGGTGTTTGTCGAGTTGTGTCTATCTCCAGCGGGTCAGATTCGGGCCTCTTTCGACGAGCCGGACATGGTTTGCCAGCCAAGCAGCGCGGGACCAATTGAAGACTGGTTGCGGGAGCAGGATCCGCAAAGGTACTCGCCAGAATGGAACTGGTCGTGGTCCTTCGGTGTTCACTCGATCCGCAAAACGCCAGACGATCCGCTCGGCTATCACGTGGTTTACGACACGACGGGTGATGACTGGGATTACGTTCCTGCCTGTCGGATGCTGCACGTCAAACGCAACGTGCCGCGCAACGTAAAACGTGGGGTGAGTGACCTTTATTGGATCGCAAACGACGTCCAGCGAGAGGCCAAGATTCGACGTAACACGGCAGACGGGGCGGCACTTCAGGCGGCGATTGCGTGGATTAGGCAGCACGCTCCAGGCGTCAATCAGTCCGCAGTGTCTGGGATCGTTAACGGCAGTTCGGTCGGCACTCGAAACCAACGGACTGAGTCTGGAACGCGACCGACGAAACAGGGACGCCTGCGAGGGGGAACCGTAGTCGACGTGCCAAATGGGATGGAGTACAAGCCGGGTCCGATGGGTTCCGAACGCAATTCGAACTTCATCCTGATCGCTCAGTACGTCGCACGCGCGATTGCTCAGCGGTGGGCTATGCCAGAGTTCATGTTTACGAGTGATGCGTCCAACGCGAATTACGCCTCAACACTTGTCGCGGAATCTCCGTTCGTCAAAGCTAGAGAGACGGACCAGCGATTCTACAGTCAGGCGTTCATTGAGCTGACATGGAAGGTGCTCAGACTGGCACACGAAAGCGGGAAGGCATTCAAATCAATTGATCGTTTCGACGTCTTGATGGAGATTCTGGAAGTCACTGCAGAGGGGCCGCGAGTTTCGAATCGGAACGAGTTGGAGACTGTCCAGAGGCAGCAGATTGAGATCGATCGAGGGACTCTTTCTCTTGAGACGGCCGCTGCAGAAATGGGGCGCGATCTGGCGAAAGAACTGGCCAAGGGGGCGAAGCCTGCTGGGTCTGCAGGATCTGAAGGGTCTATTTCGGCTCCAGATATTTCTGCAGGAGGCGAGATGCTCGGGAAAAACATTCAGGAAGTTCGTCGGATCAAGAAGTTACGAGACGGATATTTAGCGGACTACAAGGCTGGAACAGCTGACGAGAAAACAACACGACTGGCACTCGACGAACTAGGTTACTCGAAAGCCAAGATCGATCTGTACTTGGACTCCGACCCGACAAACGACCCTGTTGACGAGCCTGTGTCAACGCCAGCGACTGAGTCAATCGAGACTCCTCACGCTTCAGAAATGATTGCTGCTTGGGAGGTCTACCCCTAATGGCTGGCCTAAAAGACCGTGACGAAATTGCCGCACCGATGCGGAAGAAAATCGAAGCCTTTAATAAGCGTCAGGCCGCTGAGTTTCGCCGTCTGCTTGGTTCTCCACCAGACCCTGAAAACGTTCCTCAATCGTTCTGGAATGGAGTGCAGAAGGAGAACGAAGAGGCACTGCTCGCACTGCTCCTGCTGCTGTTCTTGACGTCCTACGACGCTCACCGGACGTGGGGCAAGATGGAAAAACCAAAGGACGACGCGCCACGAGACAAGATCGCGGAGCAGTGGACCAAGGCCAGAGCGGCCGATGTCGCGGCGGGAATCAACAAGCGGTCGATTGAGATGCTGGACAACGCTGGGCGTGGCTGGAGTGCGAAAACAAAGCGAGGTGTTGACGTTCCGAAGGACGAGATTGACCAGATTGTTGACTCGATTTTTGGCGAGGGACGCGTCGACACAATCGTTCGCACTGAGGGACAGCAAGCCGTTGTCGAAGGTGGCGATGCTGGCGTTACTCACGGATCGAAGGAGTCTGGAATCAAGGTCACGCGATACTGGGGTCACGTCAGCAAGCGTCCACCGAATCACAGCAACGCGTTGGTCAATCCGTGTCCTGTGTGCTCACCGCGTGAAGGGTTGCCGCAAAGCCGGTGGCGTGGACTATGGCCGGGGCAATGCCACCCAGCATGTATATTGCCAGGAAACTTAGTCGTCCCCATGGGTGGTGTCGTCACTGCAACCAAGAGCTTCTACTGTGGACCGTGCGTTGAAATAACTCTTGCAAGCGGACGCAGGATTTCCGTTACCGAGAATCACCCGATACTGTCCTCTTTCGGGTGGCTTGCTGCTGGTCAGGTCTATCAGGGTCTTGATCTGCTCTGCACAGCCAACGCTGAGCGGATATCGCGAATGATCAACCCAGACAATTACCACACTCCAACCGCTATCGAGGATGTATTTAGTTCGATTCAGAAATCTCGCGGCGTGACGGCCGGAACGATGAAAACTTCCCCCGAAGATTTCCACGGCGATGCGAGATTCTTTGATGGCGATATCGACGTTGTAAGGGCCGATGGCGAACTGCGGAATCGTCGCAATATCAAGCTCGTTCAGCAGGGAGATAAGCGTTACTTCGATGGGGGACTGGCAGGAAATACTGGACTGTCTCGATATGGCGATTTTCGCCCTAAGCGCAATGCTGTGCTTGACTCCTTTGGTAGCTGCATGAGCTGCGGTCGTTTGCGACTTCCTAGCGTTGGTGTCCATCGACTTCCAGTTCAGGCAACCAGCAGTAGACCTGCCTCTTCGATCAACACCAGTTTCGTCGAACAGTTTCTTGAGTCTGGTTCGACTCAGTCCACTCGAATTTGCAATACTCAATTCCGACTCGCCAGAGAGGTATCTGCTCACCAGTTCGTCGGGATTGGGGATATCAACAGTTCGTTTCCGACGAACAAGCCCACGAGAGTCGAAGAATTTACGAAGAGTGAGTCTGTTAACTCCGCGAGAGAGTGCGATTTTGGATTCCGATTCTCCAGACAGGTATCTTTGGATGAGGTCGTCTCCGTCAGGAAATTCGATTTTAGCGGTCATGTATTTGATCTCCAGGTTGGTGAATACCCATTGTACACATGCAACGGTGTCATTGTACACAACTGCGACTGCTTTGTCGTTTACGTCGATCAAGAAGGCTTCGTGCTTGGAACTGATACACCTGGATTGATACCGGGAAATGCGCCGGGAATGGTTTGGAAGTTCAGGCCGCAAGATGCGATGGTATGACCTACGCGACGCCAAACGATTAGCTTTCGAGGTGATTCCATGCCAAAAACATTAGTTCCATTCCAGGTGTTCGAGTCCGTTTGCGCTGCTCCTGGTCGAGTTGACCGAGAAGCCGGAGTGATCCACGGAGTGAAGATCTTGGGGAAGACCAGCCTCAACGGTCGCGAGTATTCAGACGCCGCGTTACAGGACGCCGCGCAACGATACGAGGGAATGCGAGTCAACATCGATCATCCCGAGAAGCAGGCTATCAAGTCGGCAAGGGGGACGATGGAACAGTGGGGATGGTTGGAATCAATCGAAGTTCGTGACGACGGTGTTTTCGGCGATTTGCACTTTTTGAAGACGCATCCACATACTGAGCCACTACTTGAACTGGCAGAGCGACGGCCGGATAAGTTTGGACTGAGTCACAATGCAGATTGCAGCGGCTATCTCAACGGCCGGAAGCAGGTGATTGAGTCAGTCGACAAAGTCCGATCGGTGGATGTCGTCCAGAAGCCAGCGACTACACAAGGTCTATTTGAACACGAAGAGGAACAGGGAGACGACATGCCGAAAAAGACGTTCAGGGCCATTCTCGAATCAGCTCCAGAAAACCTCAAAGGCCGGTCCCAACTCCTCAAGTTGCTCGAAATGGACGGCATGGCGGAGATGGGTGCAATGCCTGTTGAGGTTCCTGCTGAAGCCACTGCTGAAGATCAAGTGTGGGCCGGATTCAGAGGGGCGATCATCGGGATTCTCGATGACGATTCGCTCGATATTGCGACAACGCGAGACCAAATCATGAAAGTGTTGGACAGCTATTCGTCAGCGTTCGAGACTGGGGCAACCGGTGGCGAGGCTGAAGCAGAGGGTGCGACCACGGA